ACTAAGAAATACTCTCAGCATGTACCTTAGAGACAAAGAAGCAACGATGCCCATCCGAAACATCGCTGATAAAGATTCAATGATGTCTAGAGGGATAGTTAAGACAGTAAAAGAGTTTCAAGAAACAATTTCAGACGAAAGACAAATGTATAAATGGCAGGAATCTTTCTCTGGATTATTTGCTCCCGCTTACGTAATTTTCTCAAGACATCCTGTTGATGTTTTCAGAATGTCTGATTTTACTGAGATTACATCATGCCATTCACCACCATCGAGAAAAAAACAGAGTGGTGGCTTTGATGATTATAACATTTGTGCTCTTGCCGAGGCTTATGCAAATGGAATGATTGCTTATACTGTTGCTGCCTCTGAGTTCGAAGACAATGATATTGAGCCGACACAAGAAGGTCTTGACGAGTATGAAGATGACGAATTATTCTATGACGATGAGAGAAACGAAGGTGTTTTAGAGCCAACCTCTCGATTGAGAATTAGAAGAACCGCTTATACAAATCCTGACACCGGTAATGTGACCTCGCTTGCTGTCCCAGATTCAAGAGAATACGGAAAGGCTGTCGGTGGCTTCAAAGAGTATGTTCGAGATTATATTGCGGATATTCAAAAAGACGACATTGAAAAGATTTTCCCAACCATGGTTGCGGGCGTTGAAGACGGCGACACCATAATTGACCTTGAGAACCTTGAAAGATTTGGTGGAAGTTATGAAGACTCCGGAGCGGCCGTTCGTCAAAACCTTCCTTTAATGTTTGCTTCCGCTTTAGGCTTAGATCCAGTTAAGTTTGTATCCGTCGGTTATATAAAGTACGATCGTGCTCTTCAAAACGAACTCAAGTCAGAAACAGATGAGCAATTGGGGGCAGATCTAGAGAGTTCACAAGAAGAAGCATCGAACATTGCTCAAAATGCTAGTAGAGAAAACCGATGGCATTGGGAAGTTGAAATGGATGAAGATTATGATAATACGGTCTTTATTGAAGATATCAAACTTACAGTCTACGCTCTTCTCCCAGAGGATACAGATGTTGCTAACAACTTCAGTGCAATAAACGAAGTCTTTGAGGACTATAAAGATAAATTCGCTTTGCCCTATGGAAACGACATACTTGAACCAGATGAGATAGGCGCCTATGCTGCTGGACAAGATAATGTTAGTGGTTACAATTTTAGAAGTCCTTTTGTAAGAATACAATACCCCAATCTTCAACAGATTGCATACCAAAGCGGAGATCCCTTCCGTCTGGATGATCTCCGAGAAACACTTGATTCCCTAGAAGAAAGCAGCCGCAATGGCGGGATGTCTCTTGCTCTTGCAACCGATCCTTACGTCGAGGATGGTTTTGATGTAATAGCAACCAAACTTCTTGCTATGCGAGGCTTTGTCGACGATTCCGACTTTTACTTGGAGCAGGTCGTCAATGCTTATGCTGCGGAACGATATAAAGAATGGGAAGAGGTAAGTCAAGAATACGATTATGTTGGCAGCCTTGAAATACAAACCGAGGCTACATTTACAAGCACCCTTTCAATTGATCTCTCGGTTCTTCAACGGAAAGGTGGATACACTCCAAGACAGGCCGCTGCTCTTCTAATAATGTTGGGAGAAGACGAGACGCTACAGAGGTTTCTTATTAACGAGATTAATAAAGAGTGCCAGATCGCTGCGGGTGATGCAGATAGTTGGAATGGTATGGCTATTTCATTTACAATCACAGGACCAGATACTTATAGTTCTGTTGAAGAGATCCTTGAAGATGATCCAAATGCTGAGGTTGACGATTCTTTTGATCTTCGTATGGAACTTGACCAAGACGATGTTAGAACAAAAGGTGAGAAGAAAGCCCTTGCTGCTCTGCTAGAACAATACGAGCCAGACGAAATGGCTGAATTAATCTTGGCTTATTCCAAGCCTCTGAAAGCCAAGATGCAAGAACTCTTTCCTGCACAGCCCACAAATGAAAATAAAAAGCGAATAAAGGTTCGCATGCTTCGAGGATAGTAAATGTCTGACGACAACAAATGGTCAAAACCCGCATCTCCACCACCTCCTCTCTTTCTTGGAGAGAAGGAGCGAAACCTTGTTAAGCAAGTCAACGACGAGATCATCGAAAGGGTCATCGGACAACAGATCCTCTATTTCCCAATTGACATTGAAAGAACCAACTTTCATCCGGTATACGGTGAGGCCATTGAAAAAACTTTTCTTCATCCAATCAGAGTTCATGCACTTGTAAACTATGAAGGCGTTGAAACAACGTATCTTGAAGGCTATGGGCTTGATAAACAAACAGGGATTGTTGTCAACTTTCATAAGAGAAGATTAACAGAAGATCAAAACCTTTTTGTCCGTGAAGGAGATTTCGTTAGATACGGTGATATTTACTATGAGATAGTAAAATTAAGCGAACCAAAACAATTGTTCGGACAAATCGAACATCGCTTTGAAGTTGTTGCAACTTGTACTAGAGCAAGAGACGGAGTGTTTAACGGTGAGTGAAGTAGAAGAAATTCCCTTTTTGCCTTCAACAATTGAAACAATTGATGTTGGATTATATAATTGGGTAAATGAATCATTAGATATCCACACAACTACCAACTCCGGATTTAAAAAGGTGCCCTGCCTTTGGTTGTCGGCTGAGAGATCGTTTCAAATTAAGAACAATAAAGATTTGAGAGATTCTACTGGAAAACTAAAATTACCAATAATCTCCGTGCATAGGACATCAATGGTAAAAGATCCCTCTTTTCGAGGCACGCATTATGCCCATCTACCTGACAATCCAGATTATAAAGGTGGAGCAACAGCAATTAATAGACGTATTGTCCAAGTAAAGACAAGAAACTTTGCTAACGCTGATAAGGCTCGAGAACAAAAAAACGGAGACCACACTGGTAGATCCGATAATAAAAAGATTGTTTATGAAACGATTGAAATGCCACTACCAACTTATGTAACCTGTAATTATGAAATTATTGTGAGAACAGAATATTTGCAGCAATTAAATGATATCATTGCACCTTTTGTAACTCGCACCGGTGGTGTGAATCACTTTTTATTTGATAACGATGGTCATAGGTACGAGGCTTTTATACAACAAGACTTTAATCCAGAGTCAAATGTTGTTAATCTGGGTGAGGACGAAAGATTCTTTCAGACCAAGATTGTAATTAAAGTTTTGGGTTACTTGATGGGCGAAGCAATCAACAGAGAAAAGCCCAAAGTTATAGTTAGAGAGAACTACGTTGAAGTGAAAATTAGTAGAGAAAGAGTCATCGTTGGTGACCAATTACCATGGCGAACTGTAAATAAACAGAAATATCGTGATTAATGACTATTGATGCTCATTCATACTATTTAATATGAATATAGATTTATAAGGAGTTTATTAATGCCTAGAAAGTTTGATTTTATTTCTCCCGGCATCCAATTGACCGAGGTTGATCAAAGTACTGTACCGGCCCAATTGCAAGAAGACGGGCCACTTTTAATTGGCCGTGCCCTCCGTGGCCCTTCAATGAAGCCAATTAAAGTCCAATCATTTGACGATTTTGTTACAGTATTCGGTAATCCTGTCTATGGTCCACAACCCGGACCAATGGATATCTGGAGACAAGGCAACACTGTTGCTCCAACTTACGCTGGTATCGCTGCTGAAGCATGGCTTGCGGCTAATGATACGCCAATTACTTTTGTTCGTCTTTTGGGCGAACAGTCAGACAATGCAACCGTTGCTGGCTACGCAGGATGGGATACCTCTGGTTCTTTCGATACAGCATATTCCGCATCTGGTGGTGCTATTGGTCTTTTTGTTGCTCCTTCTGGTTCAACAATCAATGCCAACCCTTCAGGCTCTTTGGCCGCTATTTTTTATGTGAACAAAGGTTCAATTGAACTTTCTGGTACGATTGCTGACTGCTCTGGTACGATTGGAGAAGGCTCGGCAACAATGATTGAGTCTCTCGGCGGTGGCAATGCTGCAACATTCCGAGCGGTTGTTAAAGATGAAAATGCTGCAATTGTTGACAATATTGTTTTTGACTTTACACCCGGAAGTAAAAACTATATTAGAACAGTTTTTAATACAACTCCTCACAAAGTTAATTCCAACATTAATGATAGCACCGACCTTAAAACATACTGGCTTGGTGAAACCTTTGAAGAGATGGTTAACCGTGATGGATCTTCCACTGGCACGGCGGGACAACAACTTGGTATTATGTTGGGTCTTGCATCTGGTTCAACTGGTGTTGTTCCCGGAAAAGGCCGCCCAACACTAACCGAATATAATGATCATAGATTTGCTGCACGTGCTGCTAAGTCTGGATGGATTATCAATAGAGATCCTTCAAGCGATAATACAGCATATACTCCAGATGCAGCGGAAAAACTTTTCCGAATCATTTCACTTCACGAAGGCAAGGCTTTTCAAGATCAATATTACTGTGCGATTGAAGGCCTGAAACTTGGAACTGAAATAAACAAAGATTCAACATTCACACTTAGTGTTTACGAATGGGGAACCAAAAGACTTGTTGAACAATTTTCTAACTTATCAGTGAACCCAGTTTCAGATAACTACATTCTTAAGAGAATTGGTGATATGAATATGGTCTGGGATACAAACGATAAGAAATTTAATATGGTTGGAAAATACAACAACCAGTCTGACTATATTAGAATTGAGATGGCTCCTGCATTAAAGAATGATCAACAGCCTCAAGACGAATACGCTATTCCATTCGGTTTCTACGGACCACAAAAGTTTTTAGACTTTACGTTGTCTGGCAGTAATTCTCGACCAGTTAGTCCAAGTAACTATAGTTCTAATCTTATCCATGCCATGGTTGTTGGTTCTGGTAACCTTCCCGGTGTTAATTCAAGAATTACTAACCCAGAGCACGGCGGTTTTGCTTTGTTTAGTAACGTTGCTGGTGAAGATGAAAGAATTATTACTTTCAAATTCCCATCTCTGAGATTAACAACAGTTAACTCAAAAGGTGTTCAGAATTCAAATTATAGAAGAACTGATTTCTTTGGTCTTAACCAACAACTTTCTTCGTCTAACACATTGGATCAATCATATAGAGATTTGTTCAGAGCACTGCCACGGACCTTTGATGCACACGCTAATTCTGGTGTTTCTGCTCTTGCTACTGAATCATCTTTCATTTTCTCGCTTGATGATGTTGTTTATGATACAACAAACGTTCAAGCATATTATGCTTCCGGTTCTCGTGCAGGCGGCTCTTCATACACCGCTACAAACGGTATTCAAGCACTCTTGGATGCAAAGATTAAGCAATTCATTATTCCACTCTTCGGTGGCTTTGATGGACTTGACATCACAGAACTCGAGCCATTTAACAACAGAAGCGGTGTTATTGGAACAAGCGATTCAACTAGTTACACATACTACAGTTTGAATAAGGCTCTCGATATTGCCGAGGATCCTGAAACAGTTGAAATGGATCTTCTTCTTCTGCCCGGTATCAATAACTCTGAGATCACCAATAGAATGGTTGAAGTTGTTGATGAGCGTCAAGATTCTCTTGCAATCATTGACCTTGAGAGTGCATATACAACTTCAGCGGAAACCACACCTTCTCAAGAAGGTAAAGGTTCACTTGCGACTGTTATCTCTGCTGTTCGCTCAAGAAAGTTTGACTCTTCATATGCTGCTGCATATCACCCATGGGTTAGAGTCCAGCAGAAAGGTGATACAGTTGTAACTCCTGTTCCTCCTTCAGTTGCAGCCTGTGGTGCTCTTGCGAGATCTCAAGCGCTTACCGCTCCTTGGTTTGCCCCTGCCGGATTCAATCGTGGTGGACTTACGAACCTCGGTGGAAACAATGGACCTAGCACACTCTCAGTTGTTGAGACCATGAATAAAGCAAATCGTGATGATCTTTACGAACTTGATATCAACCCAATTGCTAGACTTCAAGGTGAGTTTGTAATCTTCGGTCAGAAGACACTTCAACAAACCCCATCGGCTCTTGATAGAATTAATGTCCGTCGCATGTTGGTATATCTCAAGAAGAGAATCGGTAGAATTGCCAACACCATTCTGTTTGATCAGAACATCCAAGTTACTTGGAACAAATTTAAGAGCAAATCAGAACGTGTCCTTAATAGAATTAAAGCACGAGGTGGAATCACAGATTTCAAAGTTGTTCTTGATTCAACTACAACTACTCCAGATCTTCAAGACAGAAACATCCTCTACGCCAAGATCTATGTGAAGCCAGCCAAAGCAATCGAATTTATCGCAGTTGACTTTGTAATCACGAGATCCGGAGTTCAATTCTAATGATCTATACTAATTACAATAAAGGGAGATTAATATAATGGCTTTTTGGACTTCAGCAGGTGTAGAACCTAAAAGAAACTTTAGATTCAGAATTCAATTCGTATCAAATAATGCAAGTGGTAACTCAGTAATTGAAGGCATCTTGTGGTGGGCAAAGACTGTGACTACTCCGTCTTTTGATCTAGGTGAAACCGAACACCACTATCTTGGGGGCAAATATTACTTCCCCGGTAAGGTATCATGGTCAGAAGTATCAATGACTCTGGTTGATCCCATTTCTCCTGATGCTGTCGGCGTTATGAATCAGATTTTAATCAATTCTGGTTACATGGTTCCGGAAAACACAGATCCAGATCAGTTTCATACTATTTCCAAGAACGCCTCAATTGATGCCGGATTACAATTAATTGTTATTGAAGTTTTAAAGGCAGATGGTGCAGTTGTAGAAAAGTGGACCCTTAATCAACCATTTATTAAATCAGCAAAGTTTGGAGATCTTGATTATTCAAACGAAGATCTTAGAACTGTTGACTTGACTATCAGATATGACTGGGCATCTTGCACCTTCCCTGATAC